GTATACCCACATCAATGATAATCAACGTGTTGAAGTCGTTGACCAGTTCATGGATTTCATCCGCTCCAGCTAAAAGTAAGTCGTATTCAATCTCGTATTCACTTTCACTTAACCCGCTAGAAGTCCACTGGTTTCAAAGGATTAGCAAGCTGTGTACTATTTATGGTATAAGTGACAAATGTTTTCCAATGCTTTCTGTTACTTATCAATAGTTGAGTTTTTGCTTATTTTTATTTAAAATCATTTCCGTTAATTTTCGTTATTTTTTTAAATCGTATTCATCTTCGTATTCATTTTCACACTCACCTTTGCCCGTATAGTTGAGAAGGCTGCAATTTAGTTCTAATAGTTTACATTGGAGGGTGTCCCCTCCAACTCCCCGACCTCTGGACAAGGTCTATTTTTTTTGAAAAAATTTAAAAAAACTTAATCAAAACGCTTGACTTTCTCGGTATACCGTGATATAATATAATCAAGATAAGGAAAGGAGGTGAGGAAGTTGAACAAAGAAGATTGGCTTAGGTTACTTGAAAAGGCAATAGACAATATTCCTGAAACAGTAACTGCTATCGCAAGTCTGGTGACTGCAATAACAGTCGCAAGGCAAAATAAAAAGCGTAAACCCGAATCCCGCAAAAGAAAAAGGTAAACGCTAAGAGGTGGGGGCGAAAGCCCCTCACACCTCTATTTTATCAAATGAAAAGAGGAAAAGCAATGGTTAGTGCAATAGCTATTTTTATAATTGCCATTAATGTTTACATTTATCTCAAAAATAAAAAGGAAAAATAATATGAGAAAAGTTATTCAAGAATTATTAGACGGTTCGATGTCTACATCTGCAATTTCGCAAGGTGCTGGAGTTCCTTGGACTACTGTTTCTGACCTTAGAAAAGGAAAAACAAGCATGGATAAAATGGCTCTTCTCACAGCAGAAAAGCTCTATGAATTTGCTACAGCTGACAAGCAGTGATTTCGGTCACTGCTTTTATTATTTTTTGGAAACAAAAAAACCGCTAGCGATTGCCAGCGGTTTCTGTGTGTATAATTAATTTGAATCTTTCTATTTGAATTTTTTATTTATCTGTAATAGTAATTAAACCATCAGGTTCAACCGTGAACGCTGGTTTTTCATTCAATCGTCCGTCAGGAAGAAGTAGGTACCAGCCATCATTGTACTTAATGAAATTATCTGATTTCATGTCACCGTTGACTGAATCACAGTAGTACCAGTTATCGTAGTATTTAATCCAGCCAGTTTGCATTGACCCATCACGATTGAAGTAATACCATTTATCTGCAATTTTTTTCCATGACGTAGCCATATACCCGTCCTTGTCGAACCAGTACCAGAACCCGTCGGTATGTTTTAACCAACGATCTGCAAACATATAGCCATCCTTGTCAAAATAGAACCACGACTTATTCTCTTCGATATATTCAAATCGATTTTTAGGAAATGTCCCGTTTGGTCGTACAAACCAGTAGCCCTTGTCGTTCTTTTGCCAACCTCTCTTGATTTCTTCAGGGTTTGAATTAGAATTAGTCAAGCGATAAGCATAAAAGTATGGAGAACCTGCAGAATACCAAATTTCATCATGGTCGTTAACAGTAATACCATTACGTGCATAGTTACAATGAATGATATTATCTGAATCTACAAACATACCTGTATGACCACCTGCACCACTAGAGTACCCACGGAGACCCCAAATGAAGATATCGCCACGCTTTGCATCCCATGGTTGATTCTCAGAGATGAGTTCATAACCGTTTTTAATCAACCAGTCATGTTCGTACTCAGTATTGACTGCCCAACCTGCTGACACTGCTCCAGCTTCTCGCAATGCATAATATACAGATGATGAACAATCATATGAATAAGGTCCATCACGATGATCCATGCTATAAGTTACATTTCCTTGTCTTGCTCGCATCCATGCAATAGCTGTCTCAATATTTACTACCATTTTTATTGTCCTTTCCAAGCGTCATTCATTTGCTTAACTGCGGACTCAACGAATGTATCAAGGTCACTGTCAGTCATGTTAATGTTGTACTTGTTAAGCTCAGCACGAATCTTAATACGTGCTTGCTCAAGTTTCTCATCGCCTTTAAATCCAGTCTCAGATGATACCTGCTCAACTGCATTGACTGCGTTCTTAGCCAAGATTTCAACAATCTTGATTGTCTTCTCTCCGCCTTTTTGAACCAGATATTCTTTTACAGCCTTAACTGCGATACCTACCAAGATAACTAGAATGCTGATAGCACCATTAATTAAAATTTCATTGATCTGTTGCATTTGTATGTTCCTCCGAAATTTCTAAATTTAAGTATTTGTTAAACAAGGCATCAATTCGCCCGTTCCCTCCAAGTTTCTTGTAACTTGAATGCATTTTATGGATAATGTCGCTCTCATGAACTGTTGTATACCCACGTTTGAGAGCAACAGTGATATCACGTTCTAAACGTAGATACATTGTAGCTAAATGAGCTTCATCATGAACTGCTAGTTTATTGTTGATCTCAATAATTTTTTGCTTATTGTCTTCTCCGATGACGTGGATAGTGTTTAGTTCAGTCTTTAATTCTTTGAACTGCTCTTTATTTAAATTACCAGCTTTACTGGCTCTCATTCCGAACCAGCCAGTGGCCACTACTCCAATTGTGGGTGCTAGTTGTGTGATAGCGTGTATTAATTTCTCAAACGCTTCTGACCATGACATAACTACCCCCTTATTGTGCAACTGGCTTAGTTTCAAGCTCACTGTTGTCTTTAGGTTCCTGTTTTGGTGGCTCCCACTTCCAGATGCCCAATTTCCCGTTTTGTTCAAGACTTGCTAGCTCTTCGAGTGTTTGCCCTTGATAAGTGAATTCTTCGTTCACTTGGATCATAATACGCTTGCCCTCTTGGAATTTCTCGACATGCCCAGGGTTCTCAAGTGTGAAGATTTCTTGAGATTTATAGGTTTTACCAACCTGTCCAAGGTCGACCAGCTCAAGCCCACGCTTGAATACTGTAGGATCCAGCGGATTGTCTACATCGGTTACTCGAACCAGTACTGCCCAATCAGCTACTGCCTTGACTTCTGCAATTTTAGCATCTTTCTCAGCTAGCTTGGTTTCGTATTCTTGAGCCTGAGTATGCAAATCTTCTTGGAGCTTCTTCACACCTTCAGCAGGGTTCAACTCAGTAGCGATCTGACCAAGCACTGCTTCAATAAGAACCTCGTCCGACTCGTTCACACGGTCACCTACTAGAATACGGTCAAATGCTGTATAAGGTGCTTCCTGTCGAATCGCCACGAATGTGCGATTGCTATCCTGAAGATATTTATTAACTACTTTAAACGTCATATATTATCCTTCTTCCTTTGGTTTATCTAATTCTTCCACTACTTTGTCAAACAAGGCTTTCAGCTCTTCATTTGACTCAATGGTATTTAAAATGTCATTGAATTGTTTTTGTGTGACTTCATACAGCGCCTTGTAAGTCGCTGCATCACTTGACTTCAGTGCGATATCATCGCTTAAATTTTGGATGATTAGTTGATTAATTTCTTCCTTCATTTACGTTCTCCAATTTCTGATTGAGCTCTTGAATTGCCTTGATTAAATAAGGCACAAGAGCAAATGTGTTGTAAGAGTATGCTCCATCTGGATTTTCCAAAAATGCTTCAGGAGCGTATTTTTGTACATCTTGAGCCATGATACCACATGAAATATCTTCAATCTTGCCATCGTATTCCTTACGATAAGAGTAAGTTTTCAGGCGATTGATAACTTCCAGAGCAGACACCTTGCTGTCTTCGATATTATGTTTATATCTACGGTCAGATACGTCTTTGTTGAGTGTGACCCAGTCGTATGTACCGTTGTTTAGATAAAAATACAGATAACCTTTGTTAGGTTCTATTCTTGTATATCGTGATGAACTTATCCAAAAACCATTACCACCACCTGCGGCAGTGTTATCATAGTAGATTTGACCTGAAACTATTAAATTCCCATGTACTTTAGGAGTATTCCAAAATTGCGCTTTGTTATAGCAGAACATCTCTCCGGTTCTTTTAACGAACCAAGCCTGGTCACCTGCTTTGTTCCAGTTATTCCCCCAATTGACCCAAAGGGCTGTTTGGCCCCAACCAGAGCTACCATTACTCATACCAACTGCGAATTGGTTAGTACCAGTTAGCCAATACACAGACGGGTCTTTATCGTGAGTACCGATTTGGAATCCACCAATCCTGCCTTTATAACCTTCAAGCAAGGTTGCAGTTACGACTACTGATCGTAATTTATTGATAAATGCTGTTTTAGCAGCTAAAGTATCCGTGAATATGTCGCTCGATACAAATCTTCGAGCCATAGCTTGGTCCATAAGTACCTTTTCGGCTGTGACGGAGTTTGCCCCTAAAATAGTAGTAGTGACTGAACCAGCTTCAAAATTGGCAGTTTTGAGTTTATCAATCATGGCCGATTTGATAACTGCATTGTCAATCAAGGTTT